TCAGATTCCAACAGTGCGGTGAGTCGTGCCATCGCGTCAGCTTCTGCGGATTCCAGTGTGGGTTGATCGACAGATTCATTAGATTCGGACATTTTAAGCACCTTCCTGTTGCTGACGCAAGTTTAAGTCGTTGATAATGCTTAAAAATTGTTGAACGAATAACTGTCCGCTTTTATACATCGAATAAAGGCGTTCTCGTTCTTGAGAAGCTTCCGGTGGTGTCTGTATGATCTGATCAACGATGTTTTGGTTCATTAACTGAAAAGCTTCGTTGAAAACTGCGCTATTCATCATGTTGCTGGCCGCTTGCGCTTTCGTCGCCAAATCACCCATATCCGGGTCAATTACCTCACTCATTAAATAAATTCCTCTTGGTCTGTTGTTGCCTTCACAGGCTTGGTTCTTGCTGACTCAGGCTTTTCTTGTTGGGCCCGGTAGTCCGCAAAATCTTTTAACGCTTCTTTTAAATCACGGCGTGGCGCCTTGCGCTTGGACGCGTTTTTTAAAAAAGAATCAAATCTATTAATTTCCAATGCTCACATTCCTCTTTTGTGTTTTTTCTAAATTAAGTTCCGCTTCGTTCATCTCCATTTCGTGCAAGGTTTTTTCAGTGTCCATCAGAAGCCGTGCTTCCTTCTCTTCCTCAGTGAATTCTTGCTTTTCAAGGTCCAGCATGACGCGGTTCTGCTCCTTCACGACATCAAGCTCCAACTGACCCTCCATTACGCTAACTTGACGCGCAGTCATGCCAGCCTGGAACTTGTCCATCTCAAGCTGTCTGGCTTGCGCCTCTTCAGCTTGCTCCGCTTGCTGCTGTTGCATTTGCTGGAACTCAGGACCGTTGGGATCTGCCAAATAAGCGGCGCCCTCTTTAATGTTTAAAAGCTCAAAAGCTCTACTGATCATCGCGTGGCGCTGCTGCGCTCCATAAAGGCCGCCCAGGGTGGGGTCCGCTGGGTTCATGGTAAATTGCTGATCAAGGGACAGTAACGTTTGAGCCTCCTGCGACTGCTCATCTGGCGTCAACGCCACGGCAACCGTCATCTCTGTCCGATCGCCAAGCGTCGCTGGGTTAATTGCCACAAAACGTCCGTCTAACTGAAGCATCTTTTCTTCGCGCTCGTACTCGACACCTAACTTGTACAGGTCCTGCATCAGCGGTTTTAAAAAGTTCTCCGCAAAGTTGCGCGCCATCACCATAATTCGCCGGTTAGACGCATTCATAAAGGTGTTAATCAGATCACTTGAGTTCTGCTTGCTTATAGCGGTAGTGTCCATGCCTTTAGACATTCGGCTGCTACCACTGCGCGCCTCCTTTTCTTGCTCAAAATTTTCAATCGCTGAATAGACATTTCCATTAAGCTGCGGAGTGGGCAACGGGCGAACCACTGACTCAGGATTAGGGCTCATAACATCTACGACAGCACCAACCCTGTTGTCCAACAAGTCGCGTGGGTTTTTTACCAAGCTTAGATTCGCAACCCACCTAGAGGTAGTAGTTAGCATAAGATGATCAACTACGCCTCGCTTGAGGCTAGACATTGTCTTCTGTAAATCACACAAAACATCTGCCAGGCTCATGCCGTAGGCTCGATGTGGCAGTGGAAAAGGAGTAAAAGATCGAAATGGCATCTCGCTCACTAACTCAGTGTCGAGCATAATCTTTCGAGAGTGAATACATCGAAAATATACACACGCGTTAATCGTTTCATCGTAACGCTTGATGTAACTCTCATAAATAGTCACGTACTCGCGGTCTTTTGAATCATTAAGCCCAAAACGGTCGTTGCGAAAGCTATCCACACTGTCCCTGCCAAGGCTACCATCCTCATGCAGCCCAGCCTCGTCATCTAACTTATCTACTGTAGCTTGGTCAAGCCCCTCCGCTAACAACTCTCCTCTTGTTTTCGCCATGCGGTAAGAACAAAAGTCAGAATCGTGTATCGTCTTAGCCCTAGGGTTAATTAAAAAGTCTTCCGGTTTGATAACCTCAACACATACCTTGCTTGTGTCAATTCGGCGCCGTGCAGAACCAGATATAGAAGCTTCGGAGTACTCGACGCCAGTCTGCTGGTCAACGACCAACACCATCTCCTGCGTTATGTCCATAGGCTCAACAGCTTCATCGCTCATCATCATTGCAAAGTCGTTCTCATTCACCCCCGAAAATTCAAATTCCTCGTATCTATAATCATCTTTCCAGTAACGCTTGACTACACCCATTTTAGCGACTAAAGCATCGTGGATAATATCCGTCAGGACTTTATAACCATCGTTCTGTCTGTAAAAATTATAGTTTGTCCACGCGGTTGCCATACGGGCGCCCATAATGTCCTCTGGGCTCTGCGCCTCAAAACGGCATATATTCTTATCCGCACTAAATGTTTCTAACAATAACGCTTTTACGCCCTCGACCGCGTCAAAAACGTCCATGCTTACGTGCTGCGACCGCCCTCTTGTTTCATTACCCATAGGATTACCGTAATAGTACCGATGGCCTTTTTCTCTTTGCTCTCCTACCTCGCTGTTCGCATAAGCGTCCGCGGCGTCAATGTTGCGCTCTAAAACACCTAACAGTTCAGATTCGCTAATAGTCGTATTCATGGCTTGTGTGTCCTGTTCTACTTTCCAGTTGTGTTTGCTCGACCTTATTCTGACCAAAACGGGTAACGCTGATGGCCGCGTAGCGTGATGCATCCATCAGATCATCATATTCTTTAACGATCGTGCCCCGTTTTCGGTGGTATCTTCTAAACTCCTCAAACCAGGGCGCTAAGTTGCGAAATACTTGCAACCTCCCAGTACGAAAACGTTCTAACATTTCCATTAACCCAGGCTCGACGTAGTTACTGCCGTCTGCGTTAGTGAATTTACCGATCATCAACACGCCGTTTTCAACGTACATTTCAGCCAGCGTCTTTCCACTGCCTTTCTCAGTTGCGTCTCCGTCGTGTGGATACACAACAGGAATAGTTTTGCCGCGGGACTTAATAGCAGACGCGTGGACCGCTGGAATTTCTTGGTCTTTTTTATACACATCGTAGATATATATCGTGTCGTTATCGGGGTTGTAAGCGCACCAAACGCAAGTTGTCGGGTGGGTGATGCCAAAATCGACAGCCGCTAGCTTTTTATAATGGGGCGGGATCTCAAACGGGTCACACTTGATAGTTTCCTCCGAAAGCGCAAAAACCATGCCTTCACCTAAAACAGGTATGCCTTTAGATCGCATATCCCTTTGATACTCAGGGATCGCGGCTAAAAGCTGATCTTTCGTTTCTTTATTTAAGTGCTTTGCGTCGGACCAAGTTGCATTTGCTAGGTGCTGACCTTTCGCCCGGTTATCCATAAATTGGCTTACAAGCTCAGTCACACCATTTTCTGGAGTAAACGTCATAGTGACGTATCCACCTCCCCCCGAATTACCAGTGGCTGTTCGCGTTAAACACTGGGGGTAAATCGTAGGGTCTACGGGCTCTTCATCAATCCAGATAAAATCCTGGCTAGAACCCATCAAAACGTGCTGCCCCTGGGTGTAGCTCTTAAAACTTACCAAGCTTGTATTCCCAGACGCGTGACGCACTGCTACGTCGCGTGGCAATTTAGGCGTGCCCATCGCCGGTGTGACCTGATAGACAAGGTTTTGAGGTATTAAACCGTTTCCGTCAAATTTGCCCTCACCAAGATATTGGCCAAATAACTCTTTAACGACCACATCTCGCAGTTGCTCACCACTGACACCTAAGCACCAGATCGATGTAGGTTTTTGAAATTTTATCCCTGGCCACCACTCCGGGTAATTACCCGTTAAGTGAAACGCTACCTCCACCGCCATACTCAGCGTTTTACCTACGCGGTTAGCAGCCATCAGCAGTCTCTGCTTGTTAGCTTGCCCGGATTTATAGAAGTTACGCTGCCAGGGGTAAGGCTTAAAATAGTCTAGTCGGTGGGTCCTTTTGTGTTCTTTAACGACCTGGATGGCTTTTGCGATTTCGTCCGCTTTTTTTTGCTGTGCTTCTGTCAATTCCGGGGTGTCGTTTTTGCGAAACCGTTTTTTTCGAGTAGGCGCTGTCACAAAACCAACCCCATATGTAAATCAATACACCCCCCGTAGCCGCCCACAACAGGAGTCCCGTTTTTGCGAACGATTCTTATACGGCGCGAGGGGACGTAAGTCATTGATTTTATTGAAGTTTTTAGCCTGTGAGCGGCAGAGCTACACCATATCTGCACCAAGCCTCGCCGCAGCCCTGCTGTGACGGCTTGTCGCTCCGATGCCGGGTGGCCGCTACTATAGCGAGGCAGGGTCAATGCCGGCCTCCCGCAGCGCCTGGATAGCGCTCTCCACTTGGAGGTCGAGCCCCACTACCCCGCTATGCATGGCATCTACCTCATGCTTGTCGGCCCAACCAGCCCGGTTCTTTAAGAAAAATATAGTTGCCGACGTCGATGGCTTGTCGCCCGTCGCTTGCTCAAACAGAGAGTTGGTCACAGTGGCGATGCCCGCCAATTTCCCCTGCTTTAAGGTCTGCGCAAATGCGTCATCATCCCTTTTTCGGCGCTGAATCGTACTGACTGATACTCCTAGTGATCCGGCGATCTGCTCCTCTGTCAGCCCTATTTTTGCCAGATCAAATAGTTGCTCCAGGTCGATCTCGATCTTGTCGCTCATTACAGTTTCCCGTGCGAAATCAGGATGTTACTGCAATTTGAGTGGATGACGCAACATAGACTTGCTCAACCACTTTTCACTTGTCATGGCTCACCGGCACCAAGGGGCAACCAGCGTCGTTCAGCCTTAAAGTTTAGTGAGTCGGGTGTGCCACGGGGTGTTTTTCAGCCCGGCAAGCGTAAGTTATTGATAAGTATAAAGAAAAGTAGGTGAGTCAGGTGAGCGGGCATTTTCGTTAAATCGCTGGGGTTTTAAATATACCAATGTAAGTATCCACTAACATAAAAAACCCTAAAAGAAATTAAAAACAGCATGACTCACTTGTCTCACTCTCTCTCTTTAAGGGAGAGAGAGTATATAAAATAAGGGTTTTCAGGCTTTTTCAGTGAGTCAAGGGCGTCGATTTTACCTTGACTCATTTCGCATTCTCCCCGGCAACCCGGCACAGTGACCTAATGTATAATTGCTTCAGTCTCAATAACAAACTCTAAAACCTCAGAACCGCAGCAATGAGAGACTTCATAGTACTCGACTCTGGCCACCCGCTGGTCCCCATAGGGCTCAAAATCAACGGTTCTCTCTTGGATAATCTCGCACTCCTTCTTACATTCAACGCAGTAGGTGTGCGTTTCTTCGATAATATCAGTCTTAGCCACAACGAACCCCGATACCCTCATAGTCGCTGTGGACCCCCTGGCATACCCGCTCTATGTACTCTTGCTGCTCATGCAGTTCAGCTTGGTAGTCAGCTTCTCCAGCCAAGCCAAGCAGCATAAAAGCCAAAACGACAACGGCGCCTACAGCAAAGCCGTTCACGTTTCACCCCCAAAGCTTTTCCGCAGTTTTGGTAAATTCATCATCTTTATGCGCTGCACCTCAGTGCGGCTAATGCCCACCTCTTTGGCTATAACCGGCGCAGATTTACCCTCGTTGAACTTAGCCATGATCGACGCGACCATAGAGGCGTTTTTATAGTAGGGTATCTTGGTCATAGCACCCTTCATCACCGGCTCAAAAATGCGGTTAAGGCGCCCGTCTTGCGCCACTCTGGTAGACTCGAAAAACGCATTACTCATACTTGCCCTCACAACTTAAACTTGCTTCTCTGGCCACAATCAGACCAGAAAAGCGCGTTAAAATAAAGCCTAGTTTGGCCATTTGGAATCGACGCCGTAGACAAAAGAGTCGCGCAATTGCCGGGCTCTTATGTA